CCGTCCGCAATAGTCACCACCAGCCCGCCAACGCCCTTGGCTGTGGCCATGAAATCGCTGTCCAACAGACCCTGCTCTTGCAGCGTCTTCTTGAGCTGGGTGCGGCGGCGCCACTCGTCCTTGGGCTGGTCTGGCGCATTTGGGTCGTTAAGCTCCAAGACCTGCTGCACCAGCACCTGCTCGGCGGGGATCTCAGCCTGGGCTTCTGCCGCCTGCATGGTGACGACCTCTTCGGGCGTATACTCCGGTCCGTCCGAGAACATAGCCTTGCCCATGGGCGTGGCCAGCAACGTGGAGAGGCGAGTTGTTTCCTCGTCACGCTTCATCGCCACGACTTCCTCGGGCGACAGCTCTTGTCCGGGTTGTAGCATTATTACTGCTGGTTGACTGGGCCGATGACCTTGTAGGTCACGCGGCCGTCAGGATGAACAACGCGCTGCGCGCGGTTGCCACCAATCACAGTTTCTTCGCCTAGCGAGGCGATGGCCGCCTTAATTGGATCAGTCATCGCCGCTTGCCTCGCTGGAGTCATTACCGGGGTCGGCGCGGGAGATGCGGAGGGAGCCGGCGATCCGGTCGGCGATGGCGTGCGAGACGGGTCGGCCGCCGGCATAGGCGAGCGGCTCTGCACAATTTCCTCTACCGGCCGTCCAGTCATGCGCGACTCCAGGCGATCCAAAAAGTTCTCAATGTCGTTTTCTGCTTGGGTAAAATCTTCCATCGGTAGCTTGGTCGAAAGGCGGCTCACCGACTGCTGGGCCTTTTGACCTTCCACGTCCGTCACGGGTCCGGCGCCCTTCAGTTCGGGGAAGACGACTCGAAACACGCCACCCTCGATCTGTTTGAGCAAGCCCTCAAAGCCAGCCGCCGCGGTGCCAGCCTGCGCCTCGTTGGCAAGGCCAAACATATATTCTGGCCGACCAACCTTGTAGCCGATGGCTGCGGGGCGCCCCTTGTGGTTGCGCAACTGATTGAGCGCGTCTCGCATGATGTAAATATTGTCCAGCGAGCGCTTCTTTTCTTCTTCCGGTTTTTTTTGAAAGTCCGTCAGCTTTAGTTGCAGCTCTTCCTGCTGCATCTTGCGCATCGGGTCGTTCGCCGCCGCCGCCGCCTGGCGCTCGTCCTTCATTGATTGCGACATGTCTTCAGCCGCCTGTGCTGGCGTCGTGCTTATGCCCAGCATGTGGTATTTTTCCCACTCATCCTTTATGGCGTCTGGCCAGCTCTCGTTGTAGGGCTGCCTTAGAAAATCAAGATTGGCCTGCCTGCCAATCGGGGCAATGGCCATGTTGGCAAAATCTTGTGGCGTTGGCTCTCGAGCGCCCTCTTGTTCTGGGGCGATGTCCAGCGCAGCCAAAGAATTACGAATGCTGGTTTCGTTGGGGTCGTAGGTTGGGGCGCTCATTAGATACCAGGAGGATAAGGAAGCGGCTTGAGTCCATTGGCTGCGCGGCGGCGGTTGGCCGCGTCCCATGAGGCGCGTCCTCCGGGAATGGCCGGAGCTGGTGTTGCTGCGGGAGTTGGTGCGCCGGCGAGAGCGGGAAGCGGCGTGTCCACGGATGGCGCAGGTCCGCCTGTCGGCAGCGGCGGCTCAACCGGAGCCATGCCAGCCGGCGGCGTGTAGGTCGCATTGCCGCCCGCGATGTTGGCCGCATTCTTCAGGCCTGCATTCACAAACGGCTGCTGCTGCTGCACGCCAAGTTTATTACCAACCAACTGCGCGTTGATCATCGAGGGCATCAACGGCGAGATGGTTTCGCTCACATTGTACCAGTCCATGTCATTCTTGAGCTTGCCGCCGGAGACCGCTTCAAGCTGATCCATGGAGATGCCCATCGATGGCGAGACGACCTTGAAGACATCCTTGAAGGCGCGGCCCTTGGCCTTGCGTCCTTCGATTTCACCATACATCTGCCCGATGCCGGCCAGCGCCCCGCCAATATCCTGGCCGAGCTGTCCCATGGACTGGGCGTTGGTTTGCGCGGCACCCATCATGCCTTGGGCGATGATGCGTCCGCTTTGATCTGATTCTTGGGGTGCGTATCCAAACATAGTTTTGTTCTCCTTCGTTGTTAAGCAGCTTCGGCCCGCAGGTAGCTGGGGCGTTCTTTTTGTGACCATCTGAGCTGATCGCTCACATTGCTCACCAATTGGCCAAGCCGTGGGCACAGCACCTCGGCGGGTCCGTCCTTGGCCATGCACGCCGTGCAGGCGGTCACATAGTCAGGGTTGTCACCTTTGTCCTCCCGCTCCTGCCATGTCTCGCCGACCTTCTCGTAGCGGCCATGGTGGATGGGCAAATTGTTCTCCTCGATGTAGCGCCACACGTCCTCATCGCTGAAGAGGCGGATCGGGAAGACGAGGCTGGCGCTGTCCAGGTTGCGCGCCACATCGGTGCGGATCGTGATGTCGCCGTAGACCGCATCCGTATCGCTCGCCTTGTGGCCATGGAACATCGCATCCCACGGCCAGTTGAACGTGCCGGTCGGCCGCTGGTAGATGTCATTGAGTCCGCAGACAAAGTCCTCGCCGTCCTTCGGAGCGCGGATGCCGGTCGGCAGCATATTGTAGCGGGCGCCGATCTGGTAGTATCCGGCAATCTCCACCTCGCCGCCGCCGTCCTGCACCATCGTGGCCGAGGGCGGGAAATCGTAGACCCGCAGTCCGTAGTGCTGGATCACCGCATCGGCGAACCGATACTTGTGCGGCTGCCAAGGCTCGCGGTGGAAGACAACCGGCAGGTCATCCCGGTGCCGCCGCACCAAGTCCAGCACCACCATGCTGTCCTTGCCGAAAGAGCAAGCGATGCACGGCTGGCCAAACTCCGCGAGCGACTGCTCGATGAGCCGGTGAGCGTAGGAGACTTTGTCTTCGTAGGTCATTAGAAAGAAACGCCGCCGAGGGCCATGCCCATGCCGACCGATCCGAGGCCGGAGGCCACACCGCCGCCGATCCCGCCAAGCATCCCCATCATGCCCGCGTTCTGCTGGGCACCGGCTTGCATTGCTGCGGCCTGCATGGCGGCATTATTGTTAAGCGCAGAATTTCTCAGGCTCATGCCCATATTCGTGTTGAAGCTGGCCACGTTGCCGCTTTGCGTCAGCGAGTTGCCAAAGATGCTGCCGACCTGTCCGGTGGTGTTCGACAGGGTGTTGGTTCCCAACTGAAACGCCGGGCCAATCGACTGACGAAACGGATCAAGCTCAGTATAAGCACCAGCTAGTCCAACCCGCCGCTGCCTGCGCGCCAGATCCATCTGGTTGACGTTGGCAGCAAACCCACGCCGCGCATCCAAACGCTGTTGCCCATAGGCATCACGATTGAGGATTTCTGCCGCGCTGCTACCCATCGAGGTGCCAAGCCCGCGAGCAGCAAAGGCCGCGCGTGCCGACTGCGAGGCTTCGCGCTGCTGCTCCGGTGAGAGCGAGCGGCCAAGGGCCAGCTCAGACTCCGCATCCCGCTGAAGCTGCGCCTCAATGGCATTAGGCGCGGACGCCGCTTGCAGCTCCTCGCCGATGACGCCGCGTGTGCGCTGGAGGTATTCGTTGTTGAGGCGACCGGCGAGCTGGTCGGCGGTCCCAAACTGCATGTTGATGTATTGCGGATAAAGCCGCTTAATCGACTCCTCTTCTGCGGCAATTTGTGCATTGGCCACGCGGATCGACGCGGCGGCCATTTTGTCGTAATCGATTGGCGCGGGCGCCGCTGGCACTGGTTGCGGCGCGGGTGCGCTTGGTCCTTTTCCTCCCATATTATTGTCCTCCTGTTTTCTTAATTAGTTTGTTCCAATCGTAGACTCGCGGCTCAAAGCTCCCCCTGCGGCACCATGCCGCGTATTGCTGCGGGCGTGTCGCCACACGCATAAACTCCCGCACAGGGTTTGCGCGGCCAACAGCAGCAGCCAGAGTGACGAACCAAGTGTTAGGCTCGCCGCTTTCAAAGCACTTCTCCTCCGCGTTCCACCGCAACTCGCGGGCCAGCAAGAACACTTCCGGTGTGGCATAGACTAAGCCCGCCGACAAGTGCTCGCCGACCGCTTCCCAGAAGTCTTGCGTGCTGTGGTTGTCCCACCAGTGTTTTGCCTTTTGCCATGGGGTCATCGCTTAGAACTTGATGCAATACAGCATGGCGATGTTCTTCGGGCGGGTTTCGGTGCCGCCTGTAGCCGATGTCGTCAGCGTTTGCGGATTTGCAGGGAAAGAGCCTGCGGCAAAATTGGCCGCTGCATCACTTCCTCTGGCCGACACCGTATGCGTGTGGCTCTTAAATTCATCCGCCTGCTTGACACCGAATGTTCCCGCCGCCGTGCCGTCGCTGTTGGTCCCGCTGCCGCGCACGAAGTAGCCGCGCAGGTCGGGCAGGGCAAAAGTTGTGCTGCCGTCACCGGCGCCGTAGGTTGTGCTGATGGCGCTAAAGAGGGCGGCGTAGGTCGTGCGGTTGACGTTGCTGCCGTCTGCCGCCAACCATCCGCTTGGGGCGCTGTTCATGGCGAATGGCATCACGGCACCCGCCGGAACTAGCACGACACTGCTATTAAGTTTTGCTTGAGTAATTGCGCCGTCTGCAACTTTCGCCGTGGTTATGGCACCGTCCAAAATCTTTGCGGTCGTGACTTCATTGTCAGCGACAACGACAGTCGGCGCGGCGGCGCTGTTGAGTTTCGCGGGGGTGACGGTTTCGCCTGAGACCCAGTTGTAAGATGCGGTTACGGTTGCCATTGGAGTAGTTGAGAGTTGAGGGTTTAGAGTTGAGGGTTAGGCGGCGTTGCGGGTTTGGCTTCGCTTCGCTTCAGCCTGTCTCGCTGCGCTCGGCTCGGTCGTTATTGTTTGGAAAGTCATTTGGTCTTTAAGCCGCATTCCTAGTTTCCGTTGGCACCTGCGATTGGAGGGCGGCTTCGATGCTGACGTTGCGGATCTCGGGGCGATTTGCCGTGGTTAGAAATTCCAGTTCGGCGTAGTGCGCCTTGGCGCGGATCGGTTGCTTGAGCGTGTAGTCTTCCGCGAGGCCGGACGTGTTGGTCTGCCCGGGCACCAGCGTGATCGTGGCGTCGGGGTTGATCGTGATGGCTTTGACCGTGACCGATCCGGTGTTCGGAAGCACGACATCGGCCAGCGAGCGGACAAAGCGTTTTGTGCTCATACTGCCCATACCGTAACGTCGGGTGACGATGCGGCCGGGCACCGGCGTGATGACATCGGCCTGCACATCGGGCGACTGGTCGCCTTCCTCGATCTCGTCGAGGAGCATGAGGCGTCCGGCCTTGTTGCTGACAAAGAGGCGGCGCTCGTTGGCGCGGGTGGCGACGACGAAGTCATCCACGCCGAAGCCGTAGATGTCGCGGGTTTCCCACTGGTCGTTCAAGGCATTGTATAAAAAGACGCCGTTGTTGTTGTCG